CAATAGATAGAGTCTTATCGGTTTGATCATAATGGACTCTTCCATCTAAGTGTGATGGAGAGTAAGCTGTGTTAAAGTCTATGACGTCAGTTTGTCCGAAAGAGAAAGTTGCCGTTGTGGCATCTTGTGTAACAACAATTGGGGAAGATCCTATAAGAGTTTTTCCAAGGCTTCCACCGGACGACTCAGACCACACCCCCCCAGAAAATAAAATAAAAGCCTTATCTGTGTTTGGCAAAACAGTAGAAACAGGCACGCTTAAGCTATCAACTACAGAAATGCTTTGAGTTGATTTATTAAGAACGTGATATGAAAACCCTTCGGACAAAGATGCTACTGCGGGCAACTTAACCGTATGCGAGTTGGTGCCTGTAATGAGTATCTTCATTGGGCTACCAGCGCTTAGAGTTGTAACCCCTCCAGTTGAAACAACCGATTGATTACTTTCTGATAACTGAGGGCCCTTTAAATAAGTTGAGCTTGCAGAATAAGCGCTTGATGCCGCAATAAAAAGAAATAAGGCAAGAATAAGTTTAATCATAGGGCGTTCCCGATTGTGTAATTTAATTTGTAGTTTGCTGAATCCGTAGGAGCGTTCATTAAAATATCGAATCCGTTAACTGTTTTATTTTGAATGATTCCCATTAGAAAAATAGGAGAGGCATCGTTGCATTCAAAGCTAAATTTTACGGCATAATTGTCGTCTGCTCTGGCCGAGGTAAAGACTATTGACAAGAGGCCTATGTTGTTTCCAATTGAATAAATCTTTGGAGTGGCGTGGTCTTGAATGGTTTCCTCTATCTGGGCCTTGTTCCAGCGCTGCTCAATTTTTGCGGCAGTTGTAAAAGCTTGAGCCGTTGTTCCATCTTGCCCTCGAACTACCGTAAAATTATCTGAGCTTCTTAAGGTTACTTTAATAATTTCTACGTTAAGGCCCTCAATGAGTGTGGCATAAAAATATCCACCCGACGAGGTGTCTGGAAAAAGTGCGCCGGCACCAGTTAAAACCGACAAGGAAGTGTCGCTGTTGGATATACCAGCGGCTAACTTACTCCCGGCATTGTTCTTTATAAGAACGGCCATTGTAAACCTCTTAGACGTTTGCGAAGGTTAATGTCCATGTGATTGTTAGGGCGTCAGAAGAACCTAAGACATAAGGTGCAAAAACGACCCTCGAAATAAGTTCGCCCAAAGAAAGGTGATTAAATAATCCGGCTTCTGTGATGCTTCCGGCATGAGTTGCGCCTGAAAATGTCGCGGTGATTGTAATGGCGGCAGCAGTTACAACAACGCTTGACGCTGGAACTCTTGTGGCCTTTGGAATTTCAAGACCAACGTTAGCAGCATTGGCCGCCGTTGTTCCTGTTCCGATTCCCATATGAGATACAGCCGCCTTTGCTGTTCCTGCAAGTCTTTCGGCGATAACGTTAAGCCCAGTATTAACAACTAGGTTTTTCTCTTCTCTGACCAAAATCCCATCTTTATAAAATTTTAGTACACCGGTTACTTTTAAACGATCTTTCATATTATCGCCCCATTTATTTCTGAGCCGTTTATTATTCCTGACTCATTGGTTATTGTGAAAACTAAGTTCTCTGTTATTGTAACCGCATCTTGAGACGCGGTAAAGTATTGCATAGAAACCGTGACGGCTTCGGAAATACTCAAAGCGTCATTTTTTTGAACACTCAGGCTAAAGGACAAGGAATCTGAAACAGAAATCTGCTCGGCAACTATTTTAAATCTAATAGAAGTAAAGTCCAGAAATTCAGAAATAGAAACGCCATCATTTAAAACAGGTTGAAACTGAGGAAAATAATTAACTTCCTTGGTCAGTCTAATGTAAAAATAAGGCTCTGCTATTTTTAAATATGCGCTGAAATTATAATCAAAGAAAATTCTTGGGCTTATTTGGCAAAAAATGTCTTTTTTTTTAAGACAACGATCACGGCGCACTCGCAATAATTGATGATGGATTCATGTTAACAAGCGTGCCATTATCGCCACCTATCTTGTCGGTAATGGTAGGATAAACGTCAGCATTCCCCATGGCCCAGAAGGCTTTAAGGTTTGCATAAGAACTAAGCTGAGTATAGGCAATTGGCTTGCCGTTATTCCATATTTCTAAAACCTCTGCTTGGGAAAGAGATTTGTTAAAAATAGAAAGCTGATTAACGACCCCTGAGAAAAACGCGGTATTTGTGTTGGCCCTTCTGCAACCAATGGATGCTTGGTTAACTGTGCAAGTTCCAAAGCTGGCCACGTTCCCACTTGCTAGAAATGCGCCATTTAAGTAAATCCTACAAGTAAGCCCAGAGCGAATGGCGGTAAAGTTATACCAAACGTCAGGGATTAGCGTGGCCGAACCAATTGCGGTTAAGTTATTGCTTGCGTCGTCTCTACAGGAAAAAAATATTTGAGTTGCTGATATGTTCAAGCTCGAAAGCATGGAGGTAGTTCCAGCGCTCGAACCAATCAAAAACAAGTATTGCGTACCAGTATTTAAGATTTTAAACCAAGTCGAAACGGTATGATCACCACCAGCAATAGTCGCCAAGTTTCCTATCGGTATGTTCATTACGTCATTAATTCCATCGAATAAAGTAGAGTAGGTGTTAACGTAAGGCCCGACTTGAACAGGGGGAAAATGGTTCACCCTATCGTCCCAAGAATTATCTGCCGATTCATTGTCATCCGCCCACTGTATTTCCGTTAGGCTCCCCGTTGTAACAAGCCTTTGAATTTTCCAAACATCTTGGGATTTTAAAGCGCCTGATGGGGCCGTGCCAATGTATTTAACATTTCCGACTTCATCAATTAACGTCTGTTCTGATGGGACTAAGTAGGTCATTTTTTTTAATTCTTGTTAAAAATGCAGTTACTCATTATTGGGCTTATTTCTTTTGAGTCTTTTGGCTCCATTACTCTTTGCAGTAAGGTGCTCGGAGTAGAAGTGACTGGTGAAAAAATAACTTCCCCTGTTTTTGGAGCATAGCAAGCTCCGCTATACCCAGACACCTTGGCCAACCTTGAGCCAGCATTGTATGGAACTGCTAAAAAATTAGAGCAGTCAATATATTCTAAGAAATCAGATGAGTTTGTATTAGTTTCTGGTGCTAGATAAATTCTATTACTAACAGGAGAATACGCGGCCGAAACATAACTGGTATTATTGCCAGAAATCCCACCATGAGAAAATTTCGAAAGCACAGGGACTCCACCAGAAAGACTTATAAAAACTCCAAAATTTTTACTAGTTGATGATAAAACAATGGCTATTTTTTCCTCCGTTGGAACAAAACAGGCCGCCCCTGAGTCTCCACTAGTCATGCCCGTTAAGGTGTTATTGTAAGACACTATGCCCCCAGTAGCGCAATCAATGTAGTGAAACTTGTTTTTTATCCACTGGTAAAGCGGAATAAAATAAATCCTATCCTCGTTGGGAGAATAAACTGCTCCACTATACGCCCCAGAGCCAAGCTCTCCTGAAACGGTGTTGGCATACGAAGAAAGCGTCATTGTGTCTAAATTAAGATAGTTCCAATTTCCCTCAGAACCAAGCCCCCTCGGAGCAAAATAAAGCCTCCTGTTTTTTGGAGAAATGCACCCTTTTGAATAAGCCGTTATTGTTATTGAGCCTCCATGAACATAAGGAACAATTAAACCAGTGGAACAATCAATATAATGCCAATTAGCTTGGCTTAACTGGCTCGATGGACAAAAAATAATTCGATCATTAACGGCATCGTAAACACCACCGTCATAAGCATTTGCTACCACGGTGGCACCATGAGCGTATGAATGAATTTTCCCATCTCTGCAATCATAATAATGCCAAGTTGGTTGGCCAGATTGACCATAGGGTACAAAATAAACCCTGTCTTGATTTGGAGAATATATTGCTCCTCGATAAGCCCCAGCAGCCAGAGAAAACGAATCGCTTATGTAATCACTTATTGAAGGCGGCAACAACTGAGGAGAATCAATTTTTACACTTTTAATAGACTCTATGATTTTTTTATAATCATTGGCATTTGAAAAATCTTGGCTAATTTCATAGCTTTTTTTAATTAAAAGTTCCCAAGCCTGATTTGTTCCAATGTCGGGAGTGTTTCCAGTGTTGTTATCTACTTTTGATTTGTAAATTTCCCCACCATAAGAGCAATAACTACCGATAAAATAAGTCGTCAATGAATCCCACTCGGCAACACCTTGCTGAAAAAGATAGCCAAGCTGTCTTGAGGAGTGGTGCAAAGCCGCGTTCATGTCTTGGGCAAATGGGGCACTGTCACCAACAAGAGATGCAAATAGGCCCTCTTCAAAGTTTGGCAAGCTTTGAACATCGGCGGCATCAGCGGCATAAGAAGGAGAACCGTTTTTAAATGAGCCAAATTTTCCCATCTGATAGGCCCAGTCAGCAAGGAGGCCAAAGACTTTATGAGGTATTCTGGTTAATTTTGCCATGATTTTTCCTTAAATTGTATTCTCGTATTTTAAAAGTCTATACTCAGGATGATAACTTGAATAGGTATTAAAGCCAACACTCGAACCACTATCAAAAGTGTAAGTCCTAAACCCAAAAATATTAGTAAGGTCTGGAAGATAAACAATTGCGGCATAACTTACGCCCATTGGCTTTGGTAAAATATTCTGCTTAACAATAGCTTGGGCCAAGGTGTTACTTACGATTATTGAACTTAAGTAGAAGCTCATACTCATATCGGCGTGGTCAAAAGCCAAAATAATTCCGTTCAAGTTTTCGTTGATAAATTTTTGAATGTCGTAAAAAGATGAACCTAGACTATTAGTGGCCCTTTTGATTTTAAGAAGTGTCCTATACTCCGAATCGTTCAGGGTAACATCGGATCCAAAAGTTTGAACCCTACGGGAAACGCCAATATATTTTCCAAGAGTGTCCAATTGAACACCCTCGGCAGTTTCAAGATTAAAGCAGTTTTCAAGAATAGAAGGCATTAAGTCAATTAAAGCAGAGGTTACTAGAGTAGTGACGTGCTGAACTGCCTTGGGCTTGTTTTTGTATTGGATGATTAGAAGGTCTAAATAATACTTGATAAAATCAGTCATAAGAAAGCCCTTCTGAAGATTAAAAACTGTTTCCTCGATAATATGAACTGGCTCATCGTCAACGTGAAGGATGAGATCGCCAAGCTCGATATTAACAGTCTCGGAAATTGAAACTCCTTCGAAAACATCAATGCCCTTGTTAAAAAAGAAGGACAAATTTTCTGAGATATAAACTTGCTCATTAATTGGCAGGCCATAAGCAGTTGAGAATGAGAGACTTTCGGAAATAGAAACATTGTCATAAACGAGCGCGAGAAAATCAATCCCGCTGTCTCCATTAATCGTATTGCCGTTGACGATGTTCCCATTAATCATTTTACACCACTGTTATTGTGATGTTCCCCGACACCAAAGAAAATCTATAATTTTTAAAGCTAGGCTCCAAAATATCGAACCAGTTTGAGTTATCTTTTGAAACTTGAATTGAAGTGGCCAAGCAATTTGAATCAATTTCTCTTATTAAGGCGGCAATGTCGTTTGAGTTAATTCCCTCAGCAACGTCTAGGCTTACCAGTGCCACTAGTTGATTTTTTATATAAGTTGCATCAAGGGAGACGCCAGAAATAGAATGAGCATTAAAGCGAACATAAAGAGCTTCAGTGCTGGTTCTATCAAATTTAATCTCGAAAAAAGTTCCATCTGGTTGCGTAACGTCTACAACTTCGCTGCCCTTCATTCCGCAGCCAGCATTCCTTTTTGTGTAAATTGAATAAGCAATATCAGAATCTAGTCCACCCTCAACGATTGCCCAAATTGAATGGCCGGGGACTCCATTAACGTCTGGTGTTGAAAAATTGTTTTCATAAACTTCTGAGTAAACCACGCCAGAGATATTCTTAAGCTCTGCTTTGAGTGATGCTAGATAGCCCTGAGAGGCCAAGGAAACGCTTTGCTGCCTTCTTAATCTCACCGCCGCGTCAGTCTCTTCGTTAAGCCCTAAAACCGTGTTCATTACTACGGAGTTGTTAACCGACTTCACGCCTAAAAGTACGCTAATGATTCTGGTTATCTGGTTTGGTGCCGTTTCAATTGCCCCTATGTCTTTTGCTGCAAAAATTAAGTCATAAAACCCAAGGGCCGGAATTGCCACACTGTCTTTTAAATAAAAATAGTTCCCCTGTAGGTCCGAAACGGTAAAAATGTTCGCAGGGGGAGTGCTTGGGTCTGCGCCATCAAGCCCGATAAGGTTTAAGGCCCTGTCTGTTTCTACTTTTACACTTGTTGTTGTGTGAGTGCCGCCAAGGCGCTGAATGCCATTTATAGCTATTCTTTCATCAAGCGTTCTTCCTATCGCCAAGTCGGGGTCAAATGAATTGTAGACCTGAGTTAATGCGTCTAGCGTGTCCTTTACTGCGAGAGCGAAGATATTAATTGCCTGACCGTCTGGGGTATCTTGATCAACGTTTATGTCGTCACCGTAGGCTATTTTTAAGCCTGCGATAATCTCGTCCTTAATCTCTGTTAGTGTTTTGGTCGTTAGGCCGCTTGAATCGATTATATTAGGCATTGGCTATCCTAAAGTTACGGTTGAGTTGAGCTTTTCGCTCCATATAGTCGTTACTTGATACTGTATCAGTAGTTCACGAGTTTCGCTAAGGCTAAAATAAAGCTCGTCCAAGCTATAAACCCCGATTGTGTTTAAAATGGTCTTGGCCACGGCGTTTTTTAATCCCGACTGATTTTTACTCCCAAGGAACGTAAACCAATCAATGCCAGCGTTAAGATCAAAAAAACAGTCTTGATAAAAGCTTTGAATCCTTGTTTTTATATTTTGATTAACGGCGCTTTGTTCGCCCAAGTAAGACTCTCTGCCCGTTCCAAAAACCCAGTCATTATTTGAGTCAATCGCTCTAGTAATCATTTAGTGCTCCATTAGTTGTTGAAATTGAAGCCTAAGGGCAGCAATGGCGGCCTTGTTTGCCGCCGGAATACCTGTCGTTGGCACCAAAAAATCAAGCTGTGCAAAAAGTCCGTCGATAACATCAAACATATTCGAAGTTAAATTTTTTATCCTGATTTTATCCTCAAGACTTATCACTGTTTTATCGTGAACAAGCTCGGTCCGATCTGGGTCGTAATCGTCTAAATTATCGGCCATAGAGCGAAGACCGACCAAGGCAACTCCATCGCTAAATGAGTGCTTTCTATCGCTTGCCAAAGGGCTTTTTGAACCACTCGTAAACCAGTTGTCTATATCTCTGTCGTTAAAAAACACTAGGCAGTTGTCGCCTGCTTTTATTGGAAATCTTAGTGATCCATTCCCGCCACCTACAACGATAACAGGAATATCGATAAGGTTTTTATAATCAGAACGTTCATAAGTTGCTTCTATGTTTTCAACTCTTCTCTGATAGTCGATTGAAACAATGGCCGTTTGTTCAAGATGATTAAACTGCTCAATTTTGCCAACCGCATGACAATTAAGATTTGAAAAGATTTCTTCTCTATGAACCTCTAAAATATCGGCTAATGTTGGTATGTTAGTTAACTTTTTCATTTGACTATTGTACCAAGTGCTTTAAAAAATTCTACTCTTATCGAAGTTTTGGCCGTTCCCCCGATTGCTTCGGAAATTGTCCCGACGTGGTGGATTCCGACTACTTTGAACTCTCCATTAAAAAAATCCGTTGTGCTTGATGTTAATTTGATTTTTTGAAACATAGACACTCTTGGCTCAAAAATAACGTCAAACACCAAGAAAGTTTCTTCCCTTTGAGGCGATCCTAAAAGTCCTGATTCTGCATTAAACTCATTTAAAACACCATTTACGCATTCATCGTCAGACAAAAGAAAAATAGTGTCGTCGTCTATAAAAAAATTTCCACCAGTGTAGTCTTTTATAATTTTATCGGCTGGGCCACAAAGAGAACAAGCCCTTTTGAACTCGCCAGCATAGTCACCGACCAAAACCCTTGCTTTGGGGTTAATCTGGTAAGCAACTTGCGCCATCATATCGCTAACCTTAGTGCCCTTTGGAACATCAAGATTAACATAGCTATTCGCGAGATAATCACTTCCAGAATTGACTTCAATCGTGGTTAAAAAATCAACTCCTTGCCTTCGTGAATAACAATGGGAAATTGTTCCGCCGAAAATTCTAGGCAATTGTTCGCCTTCGTATCCTGCGAAAAGCTCTACTGCTCTAATGTTTTCAAGATTTACTTGTGTAACGTCTTTATAAATTTCATTTCTGGTTCTTTCGCCAAGATTGTAAACAGTGATTGAACCAGTGCAGACGTTGGCAAAAATAGCTTTTTTAATATCAAAATCAATTGTAAAAGGCGGCTCAATAATGGTCGTAAGCCCATAGACGTTTTGTATCTCAAGCCTATATTTACGCTGTCGCTTGGCCACTTATGACCTCACTATAAGCTGTTACTTCAGCCTGATTTAATAAATAAAGCTTGGCCCTTCCCGAAGAAAAATCTTTTTGGAGCATTGGTTCTTGATCACCCTCGACAACGCATGAAAGACCGAATGGAATAAGATTTCTGAACTGGTGTAAAAAGTTTCCACTTGTAACGACTCGAACTGAATTTGCCGTAAAATCAAGATAGCTAAAAGAAATAAACCAGCCTTGCTGCTGCTCAACGTATCGAAGAAAAACATCAACGGTTTGATTTGCCGTCTCAATAACGAATCTCATAACCTGATTATTTGACTCGTTGATAATCTTAATTTGCTTACTCATGCTGTTCCCCTGTTATCTACTTGGTCGTCGCTTCTATTAGCAGCAGAAACAACAACCGAAGCAAAGCGCATTTGCTTAAATGTAACAGAAAAATCAGACAAGGACTTAGTATCTTGGCCCTGAATTGCCACAATATTTTGAATGGCCATGTTTTGAAACTGACCAAACGGAGTAGAGACATAAAATAAAGTTCTGTTTTGCCAGTATGAATAAAGCTCTTTAAAAGCTTTTTGCTGCTTAGTTTCTACAGCAACGCCAAGGGCGGCCCCAGTTGCGTTTGATATTTTTGCGCCCAAAGAGTAGACTTGCTGGGCAAGATTAAAGGCTCTTCGCGCTGTATTTGTAATGGATGGGATATAAGCATCAAGGACGCCAAGCCTGTCAACTCCTGCTTTTATCGATTCAAGGGCTTCGGGAACTACATTGTTTAACTCACCAACAAATCCAGAGACAGTAATGGTAGGAGACTTTAAAGCAATATGATCCTGCTTTGATGTGTTATCCTCTACGAAATGGTCTGTTATGTCGCTCTGAAGACTCATGGACTCATCGCCCACAATTTGAAAAGTAAACCCTGTAACAGTCCTACTTCTATCGCTTGGAGTGAATCCAGTGTATTTATCAGGAGAAACTAGGATTAAGTCTGCGGCGGCAGAGGAGGCAGCAAGAGTCTGGGCATACAAATCACCTATATTCATTTTGTGCCTCTGTTAATTTGATTATGAGTCTGAAGCATCATTTTATCGGAAAACTCTTTAGGGTCGTTTGCCATGACGGTAAGGTCATTTATATTGTAGAAAGTTGATTGTCCTTTCTCTTGAACTTCATAAAATTCTGGTGCGTATTTTTTAGCTGGGCCACGTTTGGCATTATCTAAAATTCTATTGGCTTCGTTTTCCATTGCGCCAGCCTTTAAAGTCTCCCAAAGAGCTTTGCCGCCCTCAAAAACGGCTTCATTTATTTTGTTTCCAGTAGCCAAAATACCCCTACCAGCAGCTTTCGCCCCAGCATAGGCAACGTTATCACCCTTAACAACATCGCTGATCAATCCCGACTCTCCCTCTTTTTGGCTGATAAAATTTAAAAGGGTTTGGAGAAGCGATTCAATGCCAGTAATGAGCTTTGTTATTAATGGCTCATTTTTAGCTATGAAATTTTCCATTGTTGACTTTAGATTTTGACTAAAATTTTCAAATGCAAGAGCTATCCTTGCCTGTTGCTCGATTTGCTTTTCTGATTTAACAACATAACTAGGGGTTTTATTCATCCAAGACTGAAGGCCGCCTTGCTCTGCCATTCTTCTATTTGCCGCAACCATTGCGGGGGACATTAAATCGCCCATTCTTCTATAGTAATCTACGTTGCCGCCTCTAGCGCGTTCAGCTATCTGATTTGCAACATCGAAAGCCGTCATGCCTTTTTTAATTTCAATTCCTAGCGCCGTGAAGGTTTGAGCATAGCCACCACCTTGAAGCGCATCTGCTATGGCGCCTTGAAGTCCTTCGATGTACCCCATTGCTTCGTCGCTATCGACTCCGAATTGTCTGGTGGCCCATGAGAATTTTTGCATTTCTTTTGTGGAAAGATCAAAAGCGTACTTAAATTGCATTAAGTCTTTGCCGGTTTTTCCAGCACTAAAAGCCGCTCCGGTTAAGCCAGCCACAATTCCGGCAAGGGTTAATTTTGTCTGAATGGACATTGAAAAAAGTTCTTTTAAAGAACCAGAAACTTTATTAAGTCCCTTTGAGACGTCGCCGGCTCCGTCAAGAGAAAGCTTTAGAAACAAGTCGGCGACTTTCATTGTTTTGACTCCATTTGTGCGTACATGGCAGCCTGATAGTCGCTCTGAAAAGTCTCGTAATGTAATGCTTGAATGACCTCTCTAGCGTTCATCTTTTTAACCTCTTCTAAACTTCCATACCCACACTTTACGAGCTTAAAGAACACCAGTAAGTCATCATCGTTCGAGTCTACTTTTACTAAGCCTTCTTCTCGCTGCTTGAAGCCCCGAACTGAGATAAAAGGCTTTTGACGAAAGGGCCGATATTCTCCTTAAGAACAATTTGGCAAACAGAGAAAAAATCCTCTCTTGCCTCGGCCTTTTCAAAAATATCTTCGGTTAATTTTAAATTATTATAGGTGCATCTTTTAAAGCATAACCAAAGAGCGCCCATGATTTCATCTGAAGAAATTGCTGTGCAGACAATGTCCTTGATGAAGTTTGGATCTTCAAGCTCTAATTCTTTATCAATCTTAATTTTTAATAGCTCCTTTGCTACTGCTTTATTCAAAGCATTTGCGTCAGCAAAGGGCGCTATGTTGATTTCTAAAATTGCTCCGCTAGGAAGTGTGTGCTTGCTCATTTAACTACTCGAGACAACGTGGGGCGTTAGAAAATTTAATAGTGTAGACAGAGACGCTTTGTGCGGTATCGCCTTCAACGTTACTCTTTGCCTCTACTTCTTTAGTAAAAATTCCACCGCTTAAAATATAGGTATCAGAAACGATGTTGCCAGTACCATCACCAACTCGCTTAATGAACTCGCCAGTTAAAAGAATGAATCCAGCGAAGTTATTTTTCTGAGCTGATAACTGGCTGGCCATGTATTTATCATCTGCTGAGCCGCGAATTAAGCGAAGAACAAGCTCGGATTGACGACCTGTTTCGTTAATTGCGTAAATACTGTTTCCGTTCTTACCTGTCTTAATAGAGGCAAGTTCGTTAGGGAAGGTGAGCACGCCAATATCACCGTCGGCGAAATCGGCAAGAATTTTATTATTGATTTTAATTGTGTCGTTACTTGATACTGCTACGCTTGCCATGGTTTACCCCTTAAGCATTTACGTTGATAATTACGGAAGAACTATGAACCCCGCCAACTTCTTTAAGTGCAACTTGGATAAGCGGAGCCTTTCTGTCTTGTCTATCGACTGAGCTTTGCTTGTTCACTGGGAGGCTATACATATAGTAACCACGCTCACCAATGTTTCTATGGAAGTCCTCAAGATTTCCGAAAGTATCAGGAGAAGTCCAAGACCCCGGCCCTACATACTGGTTAGAAATTGCTTGCTCTAAAACTGAGCGATAGGCGCCTTTTAATCCGCTTACGCCTTGTTCTGACTGAGGAATTTTTGTGTTTGTTGTGGCCAAGTAATTAAACCCTGCAACTTCAAGGGCGCCAACAATCCAGCAAAGGTTATAAACCTGATCAAAGAACTTATTTGCACCAGTAGAGAAAACCTTGGGCACGCCTTGGAAGCTTGCGTAAACGTCGGCACCGACTAGTTTACATTTTTCAAGAAT